TCAGATTTATTCGAAAAGAATAATAGAAGAAGAACCCAAGAGGGGAAGTTCAAGAAGGACTTATGGTGGACACCTTGGAATGAAGCATGGAGTTACAAAATGAGTGATGACCTTAAAGATATGTTAGAGCGCACAGCTTGGACATTTATTGAGGCGTTCATTGGCGCTTTAACAGTTGCACCTTTAGTAGGTGTAGAAGCTGAAACACTACAACTTGCAGCATTAGCAGGTGGTGGTGCAGCATTAGCTGTTATAAAGACATACGCTAAGAAACAAATTAGCAAGTAAATACACTACTTTTGCAACATCTACTGTAAAATAGGTGTTGACAAGAGGAAGGAGGCGTTGTGCCTAAGAAGAAACCAATTCCTGCAGAAAATAGTAATAACTTTTTTAAAGCAGGTTGGAAACCTACTATGGATTTCGACCATACTACTGGTACAGGTGAGATAACACATGTAGGAACAGACCCCAACTACGCATCTAAAACAGATGAGATATTAAAAGAGTGGGGATTTGACCCTAAATTGTATGAAATAGATGGAATCCTTAAGGTTTCTTCTTGGAACACACAATTAAAAGGTGGTATCGTTGAAACTTTCTTTGCATTCAAAGGAAGTGTACGCAGAAAATCAGCAAACAGAGATAAATATTATCAGTCATTGTTTAAACAAGCAGCTAAGAAGCCACCATTAAAGGACCATGGACTATTCAAGGGTGACACAGCCTTCTTCTTTTTTCTTTCAGATTGGCAACTCGGTAAAGATGATTATGGAGTTGAGAATACAATAAAAAGATTTGATGTTGCATTACAAGATGGTGTGCAACTACTTAAGAATCACAGGAAAACTGGGTTTAAAATAGATGAGATTTACCTAATAGGAATGGGCGACCTCACAGAAAACTGTACAAAATTCTTCTACGACAGCCAACCACACAATGTTTCTCTCAACCTCTTGGAACAATATAGCCTTGCTAGGGCTATGATATTCAAAGCAGTAGAGACATTCTTACCTCATGCAGATAAAATTATTTTGTCAGGTGTGCCAGGAAACCATGGCGAAATGACTAGAAGTTCTAAAGGTCAGGTTCTTACAAGTCGTTTAGACAACTCAGATACAATGCATTTACAGATAATGGATGAGATATTCCAGGCAAATCCTGATAGATATAAAAAAGTAGAGGTAATTATTCCTGAAGGTTATCACTTAACACTAGATGTCAAGGGTCAAACTATGGCATTTACTCATGGTCACATGACAAATGGGTCAGGTAACGCAGAGAATAAAATAGAACAATGGTGGAAAGGGCAGATGTATGGATGGTTGCCAGTTGGTCAGGCTTCCATATTAGTAACTGCACATTATCACCATTTTCGTGCTAAAACTCAAGGAGACAGGCACTGGTTTCAATGCCCATCTCTTGATAAAAGTATTGATTTTACACAAAGAACTGGGTTATGGTCGCATCCTGGTGTGCTAACACTTTTGGTTAATGACCGAGGACCAAGCTATCCAGTCATTGTTTAAACAGAGGGCAAAACCTTATATAACTTAGGCTTTCCATCTACATCCTTCTCAGGGTAGTGTCCTTCTTCTGTTCTTGGGTCTATCCATAAATCATATATTCTCTCAGCACTAAACCACTTTGGTTCTGCATCAGGGTGCTTGAAGTAAAACAAACCTACTTTGACTAAGTCATATCTTCTAGCTCTGTACTGCATTTCCATCAGCTTGTGGTAGTCTGATTCTTTTAATTTAAGTGTCCCTTTTACCTCAACTAAATAGATAAATCCATTCTTTACAACTGCATAATCAGGTATAAGTAATACCTTCGTAACATACCAAAACAAATCAAGTTTGTTTTCTTTAGGGTCTGTTCCAATCTTTAACCAGTCCTTAAACTCAACAAGGTTCGCAGCTTTTAAATAGTTCTGCATAGCCTCATCAGCCATATCAGGAACTGATTGTCTATCATCATAGCTATCTGTATATTTCAAAATATATCTCCTTGTTCGTATCTTTTTCTTTCTTCAGGAGTGGTAATGATTGCGTGACATCCTTTTTGTTCAACAGAGAAAGGGGTATCTCCTACTTGTTTAAACAGGAAGGCACACCTTTCATTACCATCCGAGTCCAAATAAACATCTCTTACATCTTTTTTAGTGCAAGGTTTGTTTCCTTCGACAACTTTACATTTTCTATCAAGTGGTGGTTTCTTACTAAAGTCATAATCAGGATAGATTTTTTGTAATTTTTCTACCAGTTTATTGATATTGTAAGAACCACCAGCAGGTTCTAAAGCCATTCTTTTGGAACAAGTTTTTCAGGAATGTTACTATTTATGTAACCTCCCCAGCCACATCCATTACTTTGTCCAAAGTTACTACAACTAAAGTCAGGTATGCCTTTAAACTTTGCATCCTTTTGTTTCTTTTCTCTATTGTCCTCAATCCAGTCAGGTGAATTACAAGCAGGGCAGTTCTTAGTAATATCTTTAATATCACCAAATATCTCTTCGACTGCTTGTCTTGATTCCTTCATTTCTTGTGGCTCATTCTGTAACTCAAAGAATGCATCCATATAAGTATCAAAATCTTCATCAGTCCAGGTATCAAAGTCCTTGTTCTCAACTGATTTCCAAGCTGCTAACTTATATGTCTCTCTTAAAGTGTCATCTTTCTCGTGATGTTCTGTAGCTTCCTTTAATCTTTTTTGCCACTCATTCAGTTCCTGTTTTTTTTTAGGTGCAGGTTGCTTTGGTGAATCATCAACAAAGAAGTCATCTGTTCCACTCCATAGCTCAACACCTAATCCAAATCTCATACAAGCTCTTTTGAATGCATCTGATTCAGCAAGTTTCATACACTCACCTTTGGTTGCTCTTTGTAATGCACTGTTCTCTACATCACCAGCACCTTGAAATGTTCCAAGTCCTTCTACTTGAATAGTTCCAATGCCTCCAACAACTAATCCATCAATGATAGTTGGTTCAAATCTCCATGAGTATTTAACCTTACAATCTCTTAGTCTCTCGACATAAACTGCATGATTAACAAACTTCCCAAACTTACCTTTGGGTGGGTCTTGCACTACATTTTTTGGGAATGGTGCAAGTAATTGTTCCCTAACCTTTTCTTCCATTGTTACCTTCTTTCTATTATTTTATATACTCTTTGTCTGCTCAACTCTAAAGCATCACTAATCTCTATGATTGTATGCCCCTTGTTTAAACAGGCAAGGATAGTATTCTTCCTAATGTCTTTCAGTCTGTCTACATTCTCATTTGCTTTGTTGAGATATTTGTTTACTGATTTAAGCTCTTTTAAACTGCTCATCTTTTTCAGCTCTCCATTCTCTATACATATCTACAAGCCCTTCTACTAATACATACATTAGTATTCCAAACATAAACATTATGATTAGTCCCTGTACGCTAAACATTTACTGTCCTCCTCCACCTGAATAAGCTACTCCAGGTTTTAAAGTTTTGTTTTCTACATATACTTCAACAAATCCACCATCAATAATCCACCTTGAAACAACTTTAAATTGTAGTCTAAGTCCTAAATTCCTTTCAAGTTTTCTTACTTGGTATCTAGCATGACTTTCACATCTAGCTCGTTCTTCATATACTTCTTTTTTTGTCTTTATATCTTCTACTCTGCGTAACCTATATGTTTTAAATGGGTTATCGGTTAAGAGTTTTATATTCTCATCTGTAAATATATAACTTCTATTTTGCTTATACTTTCCTGTTTGCATCGGAATGTTATCTACTTGTATTGGTTTATCAAGAATTTTCATGTTCCTCCTTTATTTCTAAAACTTTATGTCCTGATATTTGGTCAATGTAACCTTTCCAAAAGTTAATTGCCCACTTCACATCTCTAAATGAGTATGAATCTTTTTGTGTAAATTCAACTCTGATATTTAGAATATGTTTATTGCTCTTCAGCTTTGGCATCTTCCTTTATTCTTTCTTCGTTAGCTTGTTGCATATTAAAGTTATAATCTATAACAAACTGTTCGATTAGACTATCTACCTTTACAATATTGTGTCTGTTAAGTTTAATACTTGTCTGTGTCACTTCTTGTCCACCACAAGCATTGGCTAAATTAATTGCCCACTTCTTCAAGTGTTTTGTCTCACTAAATATATTTGGTTTACTCATCTGCTATCACAAAATTAACATCAACATTGTCATCGATGATTTGTACCTTTGTATTGAATCCAGCACCACTTACTGAAAAGTGTTGCAAGATTGTAGCTTGTGATAAGTCGCTAGTCTGTTTCTTGACTGCACCTTCTATATTGTTTGCCATTGTCCATAAGACACCTTTGGCTGTATTATTTTTGTAGTCGTACTTTCTACAAATGGATATTATATCCATGATTCCTCCCTTATATCTATTGGTTACTTGTCTGCTGTTTGTAGCTCTTCAATCTTTACGATGAAGAAGTTACTTCCAGTATCCTTAATCTCTGTTCTCTTTGCTGAGGCTTCCTCATAGGTATCAAACTCCCATGTCATAACACTCGCATCGAAAATCGAAAGACTCGTTACTAAGTATTTCATACCACCATGTTAATAGTTATTTAAAATTAAACAAGTAATTACATAAGTTTTTACTGCTTGTTTAAACAACTACCCCTTTCATCCATATCTTTTCTTGCCACCATTTGCTACACCATCATCAGTAGGTCGTTTCAAACCACGATATTTCCCACCTTTTTTGGATTTAGCTTTTCTTCTCTCAGCTCTATTCACTTTTACCATCCCAATAGGATTTCTTACCTGTCATTATGTCCTCTCTGTAAAACTTCTTGTACTCATATCTAAGAATAATTTTACGATTAAACATCTTGAACAAGGTAAAGTGTCTGTGTCCTGATTCTGTTGTTCTAGGCATAGTCATCACCCTCATCTCTCTTCTTGAATAGTCTGTCCATCAACTGTGATTTCATAAACTCTTCTGTTTCTTTTTCTTGTCGTTGTCTGAGTCGTTCTCTCTCAACTCTGTATTCACTGTATGTGATAAAGAGTAAAGAGATTGTTAAACCCATAACAATTCCCATTACAAATAACATTATGTCATCCATAGTTTTACCTCCTATACTTCGTTGTCTGTGCTACCTACTTCATTTAATTTTTTAAGCAAGAATATAAAAGCTCTACTTAAAGTTTTAAATGAGTGTATTTTGTCATAAGCTACGCTCATGCCATCTTCTTCCCATTCAAGTAATTTTTCTTGTGCCTCTTCAATAGTTTTATAACGATTGAAACTAACACTATTACCCTCATAAGATTCAAGTATATGTATCATCATGTTCCTTTCTATCTGTTTAAACAAGCACCAAGATATGAAGTAGTCAACTTAGGTTAAGTAGCTAATCGTAATCAGTTTCCTGATTGGATAACATTGTTATATTGAGTCGAAGTTTGAGGGATGTATCAACATGGTATTGTTGTAAGTTGTTTCTAGCTAGTCATCTCTTACTCCTCACAAGTGAGAAAGCATGTGCAAACTCCTCATATCGAATATAACTTTAGTCATCTAACCTCCATTGACTACCTCATATCTTGGTAGCTCTCGGTTAAGTGTGTTCTGTGTACCTAAAGCAAAAGTCTGCTACAAAATTATTCTTACGAAGTGAGGTCGAACATCACATTTGTAGTCTGCTTGGGATAGCATATCCTCTGTAGACACTCACTCTTATTATCGGTATCACTAAACAATTACAAGGCTTTGCAACACGATTGAAACTAACGAATCACATTTGTTGCAAGTCTATTGTTTAGCTAAGTTTGTCTCAAAATGCTTGTACATTTTTTACAAACCCCTTCACATCACTTAACCGACAGCCACCTGTTTAAACAAGGGATGGTGCGAGGCATCACACCATCCAATGTTTTCCTGCTGGGATATTATGGTCTTGCCATAAGTATCACCTCACTCTCTACTTAAGTCATACAAGTAGTAGTGAGTTAAATTATGCTTTTGCGAACCTGCTTGTTCTACTGAACTTTGCACCTTCACACTCTTGGGATATTACAAAGGTGTCCCATTCCTTTGTAGCTTTGTCCCCATCAACACTTCCGATTTCTTTTGCCTTAGCCATAGCTTTGGTCAAGCCATCGAATGCGCTTGGATGAATAAGAACTTTCCTGTCCTCATCACCATCAAGGTTTACCTCAAGCCATACACTGAACTCATTCACTGTATAGGTTGCACCTTTTTTAATTTCATCTAGTTGTGGCATACTGCCTCCTTACTATCTTAGTAATTTACCTTGTTGTAATTACCATAATGCTACCTGTTTAAACAAGTAGCACTAGCTAACTACAATTTTTCTATAGTGACATCATCTTTTGCATCAGTTACCAATACAATATCTTTGCCATCATAATCAATTATGTTTATGTGACTTTCATATTTTTTTACGCAATCTAATACATCTGATAAAGCATCATCTGTAGCGTTTGTATCATGGGCAACAAGTAAAGTAATTTTTTCTACTTTACAATACCTTTCATAATCGCTCATTCTACTGCCTCCTCAATTATTGCTAATGGTGTCTTGGCATACATTGTGGGTGTATGTCCTGTCATCTTTGCTGTTGTATTATCATTATCAGCGCTTGAAACAATCTTGTCTATAATTCTTATAGCCTGTTCTTTTGTTACATCGCTCTCAAAACGAAAATCAACTACTAAAGTATTGACATCGTATTTTTCACTTCCATCTATGAACTCATAAACTTCAGCCATCTTGCCTCCTTCTGT